GCCAATGCTGAATACAGTGAAGCGGATTTTTACCCGTTGACGGTGATACATGATTATCATAAACTGATTGAAGAACTTGCAGATAACGACGATACTAAAGGTAATGACTGAAAGCGCACATAAGAGCAATGAAAATACATAGGTAGTGTTAGGGGCTACGGTCCGACACATTTAAAGTTGACGCCAATCAGCAAAGCCACCCCGGCAGCAATACGGTTGCCGGGTTTTGTGTATGCAATAACCTCAGTTTCTTCGGAAATAATACGGTATTATTCCGTGATTAATCACTGATTATTCACTGATTGATCACTGAACGATACGATAAGTACTCTGTGAATATTCTCAATTTATGCAGAAAAGAATATGTGGTGATTTGGAAGTTTGCTACCTTTGTAACCGAAAACACTTCTTTTGTGTTTTCATTGCTCTTATGTGCACTGGCTTGTGAAAGTCGGTGCCATTTTTGTTCTATGTCAAAAGTTAAATCTTTGATTTAGAGAGGTTTGTTGTAAAAATAAAAGTGTAAATCTTTGGATAACTCGTTGATAATTATTATCTTTACAATACAAAAAGAAACCAATAATACTAACAATTAAAAGACAAGAGCAATGAAATCAACAACAATCCAACAGAGAATAATAGAAAAGTTCATCATGTCAGAGTTTGTACAAGGTAACTTAGATACAAAAGAACAAGTAAGCTGTATGCTTATCCTGATTCAAAAGAAGCTGAATATGTCAGTAGAGCAAGCAAGTGACTTTATGAGAAAATCAATTGGTATTAACGCTTAAATACACACAATTACCTTAATATGGAACAAAATCGTTTTGATGTATTTCAGAAAGTTCTTTGTCTGTACGGACAATACGTGTTTCTCAATCTGTATTCATCCGCAAAGGCGCTAGAAAAATACGAAGATTGTGCCATTATGCGAGATTTGATGAAAAGGCACAATATTGATGAACGTAATGAAATCCAGGATTGGCAAGCTGAATTATGGCGTTGTGGATATTCTGGTGAAATTGCTGGCATTAACTTTCCATATTATATGCATGAAGCTGTAAAAATGGTAGGTTATTAGATAAATATTATTATTTTTTTTGTTTAAAAGTGGCATAGTGAATGTCACTTTTGTTATATTTGCACCATAGCATCTGATGCTAACGTATCCTTTCACGTTCTCGGGTATACGTATTGTTTTATCCGGTCCCTTTTGGAAGGTATTTATTGTTGTTCAACTAATTACCGTATGAAGATGTACGGAACATGCCCATGGATGAAATAACCGCTATATTAGACAGTACCCGACCTGTTGATAATATTATCAACGACTTAAAAGAGAAATCAGTCTGTGTCCCCTCATGGGATAAACTTATCAAAGACTATGAACCAACGATGCACGACATAGTTACTGATACTGTTACTCGTCAAAACAAGGTAAGGTCTGACGGTACGGTAGAGCAAGCTTCACGTATCTATGTTGGTCTTGAAAAGCTTCTAACGAAGCGAATAACAGAGTTCATGTATTCTATTCCGGTAAAACGTATATATCACAATATAGAGGGTAATCCTACCAGACAACAAATAGCAAAAGCGATCGAAGCAATATACAAGTATGCTCGTATTGATAGTGAGAATATTAAGCGAGGTAATGCTTACTTTGCATCATGTGAAGTGTTCACTATTTGGTACACAGTTGAGAGCCCCAATACTCTATATGGTTTTACAAGTAGATATAAACTAAAATGTAAGACCTACTCACCAATGGACGGTGTTAAGCTATATCCTTTACTTGATGAACTTGGTGATATGATCGCAATGTCTTTTGAATACACAAAAAAGGTCAAAAATGAACAAATTACTTTTTTTGAGACATATACAGCAAACATGCATTATAAGTGGAAACAGGAGGGTAGCGGATGGGAATTAGTCAAATCAGAACCGGTTGCTATTCTAAAAATACCAGGAGTCTACGCCTATTGTTCGGTACCTATTTATCACGGGCTTTCCTATATCAGAAAAGAAATAGAATATACCCTTTCACGCAATAGCGATGTAATCGCGTATAATTCCGCTCCTATACTAAAAATAGCTGGTGGGATAAAGGGTAGTGAGAATAAAGGAGAAAGTCGTAGAGTTTATCGCGTAGAACAAAATGGGGATGTAGCCTATGTTTCGTGGGCACAATCTATCGAGGCATTAAAATACCATGTTGACACTTTAGTCAAATTGTTTTGGTCACAATCACAAATGCCAGATATCTCTTTTGAAAACATGAAGTCTCTAGGCAATATTGGATTTGATGCAAGACAGACTTTACTTACTGACGCTCATTTAAAGGTTGGAGATGAAAGTGGTGCATGGATAGAGGCATTTGAACGTGAATGTAGCGTAATCAAAGCTTTCCTGAAAATGATGAATGTTTCTTGGAAAGATGAAGTAGATAATGTTGAGGTTGAGCATGTCATAACTCCGTTTATTCAAAATGATGAAAAGTCAGAAATAGAAAAGTGGGTTACGGCAAGTGGTGGAAAGGCAGTTGTCAGCCAATTAGAAGCCATCAAGAACTTAGGTATCTCTGCTGATCCACAAGAAACTCTTTCCCAAATTCAAAAAGAAGATGCAGAGGCTTCCAAAAGCAGGATAAGCAATATATTCGAACAATCAGAATAATAATCTAAAATATAAATATTATGGCAAAAACGGATACTCTAGAATTTAATAAAGAAAAACAGGGATATTCCTGCGAATTTACCTCTGTTGGGAAATGTGTAATACAGATAGACAGAGAGAAAAGTGGCATACTTAGTATATACGCAAAGTTGGAAGGAATGGATTATGCGCTATTGTATCAATACCCATCTGTTTCATTCAATGATAATATAATTTTTGAGCTTGATGTACAAAAAGGACTTTCTATAAAAATACTAAGTGAGGTCGGTATCATGAATGCAAAAATGTTTTATGAAGATGAAGGATTGTAGCATTGCTGCCTTTGTGTAAATGCTATAAGGGAATAGTATCTCGTATATAAAAGTTTTGTAAAAGAATTGATTAAAAATATCTATGTAAATACAAATTGAATAGTTGTTGATATGGAAAATATTGAATTTAACGAAAAAGAAGGTCTGTATGTAGCTGATTTTGCGTCAAAAGGTAAGTGTGTAATTCAGATTGAGAATAATACGTTAGATAATTTGATCTTTTATCGTTACATGCCAGATATGGAGCCAAGCTCATACGATAAGTTGGATTTTGATTGTAAAAAGAGGATATTTGATTTGGATATACCTATTGGAATGATGATACGTATTATTAGTAAGACGGAAGTAAAAGCCGCCAAAATGATTGTCATACAACAACCAAACGGTAGCAGTTCTTCTATTACAGAAGTAGAAGCAACTATTGATAATAATACTGGTATTCCATCTGTGAACGTTTCTACAGAAGATGGTAAATTAAAGTTTGACTTTAAAAATCTAAAAGGGACCAAGGGAGATAATGGGACAAATGGCAGTGATGGAGAAAAAGGTGCGACTGGTGCAAAAATTATGTCCATTGAATTGAGTATTACCGGAACGTCTATTTCAGGTACGGCGCATTTAGATGATGAAAGTACAGCACCTATTTCTGGTACATATAATCCAGCATAAACATATAATTTTAAATAATATAAAGATGAAAAAGTACATTGGAACAAAACAAATTGAAGCGGAACCTATGACAATGGGTGAAGCATTTGAAAAAGGTTTATTGCAAGTAGGCAGAGTACTCACCGAATCCGAAAAGGATAAAAATGGGTATCGTGTAAGGTACAAGGACGGTTACGAAAGCTGGTCTCCTGCCGAACCGTTTGAGGAAGCGTATAAATGCGCTGACACTTTCCTTGACCGTTTACACATCGAGCATTCCGACTTGATGGAGAAGTTTGAGAAGTGTGCTGCATTTGTGGATTCTGAAAAGTTCCGTGAGGTAATCAAAGAAGATTATCCTGCTTTCCTACTCTCTCTACAGCGTGAACTTATGGGTCGTTACTCGGCAATTCTTGAACAGAGAATGGCTATCGCAAAAGGGGAGACAAGCATTACCACTCTTCCAAGAATGTCCTTCGGTATCGCTATTCAGGCGTTGAAGTTTGGTCTTGCCATCCGTAGAACTGGCTGGAACGGCAAAGGTATGATGGTATTCAAGCAAGTACCATCCCATATCGAAAGTGACATCATTCCTAAGATGCAGTCTCTTCCTCAATCAGCAAAAGACCTTATTCTGAAAGGTAAGGGATTCATTGACTACACAAGCCAGTGTCTTATCTACAACGAAAATACTGGTCGTGCTGATTCATGGGTTCCGTCTATCAGTGATGTATTTGCCGAAGATTGGGAGATTGTACAATAACCTATCTGTCAAGTTGTTGAAAAGTTAAAGGCAGCGTAGGCATCTGTTTATGCTGCTGGCTTAAAACTTAAAATCATGAAGAAAAAAATATCAAACTGGCTTATTAGATTAGCATCGAAGATCAACCCACAAGAAAGACTAAGTAGTATTGAACGAGTTGATAACTACGAAGCAAAGAAGCTAGGCATATGTCTTGCACGGACCAAGAAAGAAATCAAGGACTATCGCAAGAAGATGAAAACTAACGAAGGCTGGTCCAATCGTAAAGCCGATGAAATACTTATCAGAGAACTTCAGAACGAAGTGCGACAGTCAATCATCAACTCTATCAACCAAAGAGGGTTGATTGAATACTCCGTTGAAAAGGTTGGTGACGAACTTCATGTTACCGGTGAAATCAAAGTCTATATCAAGAAAGAATCGCATGAAAGTTCCAATAGATGAAATGACGTTTGCCGAAAGCGAATATCATAGAGGTAACAAAATATGGAATGCCCAAACGTTATACGATTTTGCTAAGGCAAAAGAGTATCCAGTTATGGATATGCCACTTTGGTGCATTGATTTGACTACTGAAGCATTTGAATGCAGCCAGCTTCATAGTTTCATATTCCAATGCAAGCGGGTTCGTGACTGTTCGCTTGATTATCCTATCATATTAGATGAAGTTGGCCAAATAGCTGATGGTTATCACCGGCTATGTAAAGCTATATTGGAAGGTAGGGAGACTATTAAGGCTATCCGCTTATTGGAAATGCCCGCACCTGATAGAATTGAGGAGGAATAATATGAAGAAGCATACAAGAATTATTACGGTAGAATATGTTGTACGAGATTGCCCTATCTGCGGTAAAATTATAGTGAAGCATCATTTGTATCCAGAAATTGATAAAAAGCAAGAAAAACTGCGTAGATGGCAAAGGAGGTAATGATTCAGTCTAAATATCATTGTCGAGATTGTGTACACAGCTACGATTGGCATGAGAAAAATAGTAAAGGTGAATTGTTTATGTGCCGATGTCGGTTATCTAAATGGACTAAATTTTTGAATCGTAATATATGTGATAAGTTTAAGGAGAAAGAATTGATTCTTAAAAATATGCCATGATTATTAGTCTAACCCCCGTGATTTTTCTGACAACTTAGAGCGTAATATTAAAAATAGGACAATATGGCAAAACCTAAAATTCCAAATCAGAAGCAACAATACCGAGAACTAGAACGCCGGCTGCAAAAGTACGTGTTATTGGTACAGCAGATATACGCAGATTTGGCACTCGAAGCGTCAAAACTCGTACTGCGTACCGGTTACGATCCAGAAGGAAGGAAGATTTTTCGGTTCAAGGATTATCCACAGACGAAAGCGGGTATAGACAAACTTTTACGCAACTTTGTGGAAGATATGCAGGTTCTTATATATCGTGGAACGTCTGAAGAGTGGAAACGTAGCAACGAGGTGCAGGATCTTCTTGCTGACAAGTTTTTGCAAACCTATGTTGGGGAAGTTGACCGGGAAAAGTATAAAATCTACTATCAGACCAACGGCGATGCGCTGAAGGCTTTCCAACAACGGAAGGATAGAGGGATGAACCTATCCCAAAAGTTGTGGAACCAGTCTCAGGAACTGAAAGAAGCGTTGGAGGAAATATTGTCTACGACCTTTCAGAAGGGATACAGCGCAATAACTCTCAGTAAGCGTGTCAGTAAATGCCTAAACGACTTCCCGACCTTTAGGAAGGACTATAAAGAAAAATACGGCAAAGCATCCAATATACACGACTGCGAGTTCAGGAGCGCCCGTCTTGCTGTATCTGAAATCAATATCGCCTACCGGTCCGCCGAGAATGAACGTTGGAAACAGATGGATTTTATAGTTGGGTATGAAATCAAATTAAGTGGGAACCATAACTGTAAAGGAGTACCCCGAGGCCGGTTTTATGATATTTGTGATCGGCTTACGGGTAAATATCCAAAGTATTTTGTTTGGATTGGCTGGCATCCGTCCTGCCGGTGTTATAAAATACCTATCCTTAAAACTGAGGAAGAGTTTTGGGAATGGGATGGTAGAAGTAAATCCACAACTGAAAGTGTGAATGAGGTCAAGGAGGTACCGAAGGTATTCAAGCAGTGGATTGGCACAAATTCCCAACGCATAGCAGATGCAAAGAGAAGGGGAACTTTGCCATATTTTTTAAAGGATAACCCGTCATATCTTAAATAATAATGGATTATATACAGATACATTTAGTTTCACAACACGGAGTACAAGATTATTTTTGTACTATGCGTTTATTATGATAGTTTAACATTAAAAGTGGCATTTAAAACGTCACTTTTGCTACCTTTGTATCAGAAGCGTATGAAGATGTACGCCACAGAACTTGTCGTGTTGTGATTTGCTTCAATTTAGCACGATTGAACGAAACTCATTGCTCTAATGTTTAGTAAAGTTCTAAGCGAATAGTCTGCTGGCATACGTGCTACGCAGACTATTTTTGTAATTAAAACATTATACAATGGACAGAAAACAACAAGTATTGTTGAGATTGAAACCGAAAGTGAAGGCATTCGGGTTCAATTCAAGGGAATTAAAGGGTATTGCTGCCAAGATTGCCGATAACCTTACTTCCGCAGATGATGCCTCAGATGAAGACGTAAATGCAGAAATTGACAAAGAGATTGACTCCGCATCACGTTACTTGCCTTTCGGCCAGTCACAAGCCAATCGCTTGCTTGATGAATGGAAGAAAAATCACCCTGAAACAGATGACGACGACAACGATGACGATGATGACGACGACGGAGCTTCGGATAATCAAAGACGTCAAGCTGGTTCAAACACCAAAAATCCCAAAAACAAAGGAAAGAATGATGATGCTCCGGAATGGGCTAAAGGTTTGGTTCAGACAGTACAAACACTGAATGACGAAATCGCAGCATTGAAAGGTGAAAAAGTTACCACTACACGTAGAGAGAAACTTGAAACCCTTTTAAAAGATGCTGGTACATTCGGAACTCGCACATTGAAATCCTTCAATAAAATGAAGTTTGAAAATGATGAAGAGTTTGAAGAATTCTATTCCGAAGTTGAGGAAGATTTAAAATCTTACAACCAAGAACGTGCCGACGCAGGACTATCTAGTTTGGGGAATCCTCCAGGTGCAGGAAGTAAGAAACAAGAAAAAAATGAAGTATTAACCGATGAAGAGGTTATAGCAATTGCTAAAGGCCTTTAATCAAAAGTAAAATTAAAATGGGCGCAAAAGCTGATTTAGTAAACGAACAGGAGACGATTTTAACCGGAATGGATTCGATTGTTATTCGTAACTATTTGGGCGGAATTATGAATGGGCGGACATTAGACATGACTGGATTTAAGCAGTCTGTAATTAAAGCCGGTCATATTGTTATCCGCGATACAGAGAACGATACCTATAAGCCAATGCCTGTTAACTCAGCAGGCACAGCTTACGAATCATTGCCATCTAATCATGAATACGTTGGTGTTGTTGTTTGTTCAAAACCTGCCGACAAGCCATTCGTTGGTATTATGTATGCTGGTGAAGTAAATGATGTGGCGAGTCCTTATCCTATTGACAGCATTAAGGCTGCATTAAAAACGGCATTGCCGCAATTGGCTTTTTTACACGATTAAAAAGGAGGTGAAAGATGAATGAATCATTATTTATTGAATTTGTAAAAAAAATATGGCCCAAATTGAGCCTATATGTGAAAGAAAAGATCAATGGAACAAATAAGAATTTGACCTATCTTCACAAAACTATGCTTACCAGAGTATATTCTCCTGATCAAAAATGGGAAGGTACTTCTGCTAACACTACTTATGTAGCAGCGGATATGGTAGCTATGGATTCTCCTTTGTCTCCCAAGAAACGTGACTCTATTGCACGTTCTAGTGGTGAATTGCCTAAAGTTGGTATTAAAAAGATTCTGAGAGAAACTCAGATCAACGCTATTAATATCATGAAAGCACATTTGTCTAATGCCACTACAGAGGAAGCGCAAAAATCTCTCAAAAACAGAATCTTTTCTCGATTAACTGATGACGGAACCGCATGTTCTGTTGGTATTGATGAAAGGAATGAAGCTAATTTCCTTACTGGGCTGTCTGATGGGGTTATTATTGTTGAAGGTGATGATGATAAAAATTCCGGTCTCGGACTTCGTGTAAATTATGGTTATTTGCCAGAACATAGTTTTGGTGTTGTTACTACCGGAGAAGTAACAGGTGATGATATTGAAAGAGTTATAGGTAAAGCCAACGATGACGGGAATAGCATTTCTGTTATCATGTTAGCGTTGTCTACCTATAACAAAATGCGTCAATCTCAATGGGCTAAGGAATTGGTGGCAAGTTATCGAGGGCAAACCTTTGATAATGAAACAAAGTTGCCTGTTCCCACTTCTACGTTGTTTGATGAAGCATTTTCTGATCAATATAATGGCATTTCATTCTTTAAGATTGATCGTTCTGTCACTTATGAAAAGAATGGTAAAAGAGTTTCTTATAAGCCGTGGAATGCAAATAAACTTATATTCCTTCCTTCTGCTGACAATGTAGGTTCTTTTGTATGGGGAACTTTGGCTGAATCTACTAACCCTGTCAAGGGAGTAGAATATACCATTGTTGATGAATATAAGCTGATTAGCCGTTACTCCAAAACAGACCCGTTGCAGGAATTTACTAATGGGCAGGCTCTTTGTTTGCCGGTTATTGAGAATGTAGACCAGATTTATTCATTGGATATTCTGGAAGCTCAGACAGTAGATACAACGAAAGAATCTGAGGATTCTGCTGACGAAAAGATTACGATTTGGGGATCAACTTATAAAAAACCAGAATTTGTGACGGAATACAATAAAATCGCTGGTAAAAACTTGACTGCCACCGTTTCCGATGATAAACTTATCGCAGCAGTCAACAGATTGAGTGATGCAGACGAAGCATCGCTGAAAAAAGCGGTTGAATCCCATAAAACAGCATAAACCATGAAGACAATTCAGCAAGCCCTTATAGACGAAATACATTACCCGATTCCATCTGGTTTTGTAGAGAATGTTATGATTAAACGTAATCTCAAAGTTGATGAAGAGTTTGATTATGACGTTTCTCGTTCCAACGAATATCAGGGGGCATTAGCTGATTGTCTTTGGTCTTTAGTTCAGTCTATCAATTTTTCTGAAGCAGATAAGTCTTTTGGATCTTTATCTGATAAAGACAAAGAGCGAATTTTGTTACGTGTCAACTCTATCTACAATACTATTGGTGAGCCTTCGGTAGAACTGGAGTCAAAGCCGATGGTATATGTAGGTGATTGCTTGTTGTAGAATGGCAGTATTGAATAGAAAACCCCACCGTTTGTCATATCTTGTATCCGGTTCTGGATATGATGATGAAAACGGCGATTATCATCCCGGTTCCTCTGAATGGAAAGGCGTGATACCTTGTGATGCCGTACCTGCTGGAAAAGCGGAACAAAGAGAGTTTGAGGATGGTGTTGTAAGAAGCTATTCATACACGGTTTATCTTCCAAGTGATTGTCGTACGTTTACTATTGGAGACAGGGTTAAGATTGATCTTATCGGAGAAATTGAAAGAGAATTTGAAGTGAAAGGTTTTCATCGTTACCAGCTTCAGTGTAAAATTTGGGTTTAGGATATGGGTATAAGAATGGCTACCAAACTTGATGAAATTCATAATACACTTATGAGGGAGGCACAACGGGTTGAAAGGCTAACAATACGCGCTTTGTCGTATCTTGGAGAACAATGTGTTATCAGGGTACGTGATAGAGGTGGTGATAAAAGTTGGTATGATCAGTCTGGTAATTTGCGTAGTTCAGTTGGCTATGTAATAGCCCGTAATGGCAGTATTATCCAATACTCGGACTTTAATCAGGTGAAGCAGGGTTCACAAGGTGTAAAAGTCGGTAAAGACCTGGCAGAAGAACTGGCTAGAAGATATTCCAATGACTATGTTCTTGTTATTGTTGCCGGAATGAATTATGCTGAATATGTAGAAGCGATGGATAATAAGGATGTATTAGCATCAACGGAGCTATGGGCTATAGAACAGGTCCCTAAGATGCTTGAAAAACTGAAAAAACAGATTGCTAGATGAAATCGGACATTGAAATACAGAAGTTTGTCTATCACAAGATTAAAGGTACAGCTCTTGAACAAAATGTTACTGGAAAATTGAGTGATAGAGGTAGACCTAACAAATCAGACAAGGAAGATATTGTCATATCAGTACTTGCTAATGAGGGGTGCGGTCAAATTCAACGGGCTTATGTGAATATCAATGTTTACGTTAGTGACCAATGGAATGAAGATACGAAACAATGGGAACGAAATACAGTCCGTGTAGGCAAATTATGCGAATTATGTAAGTTCCTTTTCTCCATACGAGAGGAAGAGTATCATACGGTACCTAAGCAATGTTCTCAGAAAACCATTCCAACAGGAGTGACCTTTGAAGATGGACATACCGAACATTTCATTAATAACAAACTGTATATTGAGATAAATAACGAATAATTATTAACTATATTAAATGATATAGAATTATGGCAGTAATCGGGTGGGGGAAACCACGTATATTTATTAAAGATTTGGATGCAAGTTCTCCAAAGTGGGAAGAGCTTCCGACTCCTGTAGAGGATTCTACACAATTGACAACAACCAAAGGAGATAAACAGGAAGCCAAGATTGAAGGTGGGGAAAACGAAGACGTAAAGTATGGCAAAAATACTTATGCTCTTGCTCTCAACATTCGTGCCGCAAAGGGACGCAAAAGACCTATTAGTGATAGTGATGGTGTAGTTGCTCACAATTACGCTATTGCGTTACAGCCGGAGGATCCGGAAGTTCAGGGTTTCTGTATGGAAAAGACTACTGTTTCTGTTGAAGATACATTTACTACGGCAGATGGTGGTGTTTGGGCGTATATGTTTGATGCATTAAAACCTGGTGCCGACAAAAAGCAAATTCAATGGGGTAAAATTATTGTCACTCCGAACACTGGTACACCAACTAAAATTGAATGTGATCCAGAAGATGAATCCGGAGATGGGGATAAGTTTGAAGTAGCTCCTAATCCGGGTGTAGGAGGTTAAGTTTTGATAGGTAATGCCGAGCGTGGGGGCGTAATACCCACGTGTTTTGCGGAGATGGTGTAATGGTTGCATATATATCATCCAGATATCAGGTTACGGTTCAAATCCGTATCTCCGCTCTGTTTTTTGAGAATCTGATTTGTTGTTCATAATTTAATGTCGGTTGTCTGTGAAGATAGCCGATAAAAAATAATTGATGATGAAAGAAACTATAAAAGATATAGACGCGGATATTGCTGATATAATAATGAGCGTTCCGAGAGGATTTAAAGTGGGTAAAAGAAAGTTCTATCTTTATCCTATTACTCTTGGTAAAACATATCTTATTTCACGTCTTATGTCTTCCTTGAATATAAATCTAAAAATAGTACACGCTAATCCATACATGGAGGCTTTAAGGCTATGCCAAGACAAGAAAAATATTGTATGCCGTATATTATCCTATCACACAATTAATAAGAAAAAAGATTTGTTTGATAATGATGTGATTCAGGAAAGATGTGATTTTTTTATTAAAGAACTTGATAATGAAAGTTTGGCACAACTGCTTGTAATGGTCCTTTCCGAGGGGGATATATCTCAATTTACTAAGCATTTAGGCATTGACAAAGAAAAAGAGTGGCAAGAAAAGGCGATGAAGGCTAAAAGAGACAATAATTCTTTCGTTTTCGGTGGAAAAAGTATATACGGTACACTAATAAGTTCTGCTTGTGAACGTTATGGATGGACTTTTGAATATGTTGTATGGGGAATAAGCTATGCCAATCTGCAACTACTTCTTGCCGATTCTATAACGTCTATCTATTTGTCTGACGAAGAACGTAAGCGAGTTAATATACCTAAAGACCGCAACGTGATAAATGCTGATGATCCGGCAAATATGGCAAGGATTAAGGCAATGAAATGGGATTGATTCAACATAAATGTATGCAATAACTGGGTTTCTTCGGAAATAACCCCAGTTTCTTCCGAAATAATACGGTATTATTCCGTAATTAATCACTGATTATTCCGTGATCACTACGTGAACACTACGTGATTTTTAAAATATCTTAATTATTATCTGTTTTGTATCGAATACAGATAAATATATCTATATTTGCATCTGTAACAAGTACGAGATGTTACCAGACATTGATTCAGTATTCTCCTGTATGGAGTTTATATATGAATAGCCTCGTAGTAGCTCGTACCTATTACGGGGCTTTCTATTTAAAGCCAGTTATACAATCGGTTCTATCAGTGCCAACCGTTCCGAACTTTGACAGCGGAGAGATAAAATGGCTCTTATGTTGATTATAACTCTTGTAATGTCCTGCTCCGTTCCACGTACCAACGACAGGCGACTCACAAAGATTTTACCACTTTGACAAGAGACCGAGATACAAGTTAAGAGATAAGACTCTTAGGTAGGTGAGGGCGGAACTGTATAATCAGCACAAACATTCAGTTATATATTATGTAGTCTGAATGTTAACCCAGTCTCCTAATTAAATATTAGGTAGGTGAGGGATAGGGTACGGTATATATTGTAAATATGATAACATGAGAAATGAATTAAAAGTATGGGCTAAATCAGTAAAAGATAAAAGAAATAAATGGATAGATAAAAATAGGGAAAACTTATTAGCCCATTCAACAAAAGAAGAATCTATCCTTTATAACAATTTGCCAAAGTGTATAAAAAATAAATGTATTAGGCAAAAATCAATAACTATTGGTAATCATATTTATTTCTATGACATCTATATAAAGACATCTAAAATTGCCATTGAAATTGACGGAGGATACCATTCTCTAAATAAAGATTACGATAAACAGAGGGACTACCTATCTCTTAAAAAGGGGATAACAACCATAAGAGTTACTAATGAGCAAGTTATTAATTCAGAAGCCTTAAATGATATTATTAATCATATTAGAGCCATTCATTATGGTAAACTTAATAAGAATAACCGATTGCATCACATTTAAAAGAACAATATAACTTTAAATTATAGTTTATGAATGAACTTGTTTTCAAAGGTCAGAATGACCAAGTTTTAACAAGCAGCCTTTTGGTGGCTGAGAAGTTCGGGAAAGAACATAGTAACGTATTAAAAGCTATTGATGCTTTAGCTTCTAAAATGCCTGAAAATCAATGTAAAGTATATTTTGACGATACATCAATAGAAATGCAGCAGCCTAATGGTGGTATACGTTATTCTCGAGTTGTTGTTATGAACAGGGATGGATTTAGTTTACTTGTAATGGGATTTACTGGCAAAAAGGCTTTTGATTTTAAATCTGATTTTTACGATGCTTTTGAAGCGATGGAAAAAGCGCTAAAAGAGCAAAGGAAGCCATTGTCTCAACTTGATTTTGGAATTTGTTTACGCAAGACCTTTTAGAGAAATATTCAAGGTGTCAAATTTAGTTTTTACTGCTTTTTATCAGTTACTTAGATAATATGTAAAAAAGGCCAGGAGTAATCCCAGCCTAAAAAAAGAAAAAGGATATTAGTATTGTTTGTATTGCTTAGATACCTTATATTCTTTTCCTGCATAATTAAATGTCCAAATAAATATAGGCAAATAAACATATCTCATTTGACCGCCTAAATTTGTTGTTTGTCCGGCTGCTAAAGCGCCCAATTTTGATGCATCATCTGTATATAATACAATATTTTCACTCAATCCATCTTTTACCTCAAACTTAGTAAGAGATATCTCTTTAGAACTTGTGTTGGTTATGTAACAATACACAGACCCTGTTATATAACCATTAATGGATACAATAGATGAAGAGCTTATACCCAGATTCATAAAATCGGAAATCTCAGCTGATACAACTTCGCAAGTGGCAGTATGGGCACCATCTTCTGTAGTTATTGTTATTGTAGAAGTACCTTCCTTCAATGCTGTAACCTTTCCATTATTGTCTACAGAAACAGTGTTGGGTGCAGAACTGCTAAATTTTACATTTTTATTCTCTGCATTTTCAGGTAAAATAGAATATGTCAATGTATAGCTTTCTCCATTCAGAATCTTAACTGAAGATTCTGTAAACTGAACTCCTTTTACCGAAAAAGGCAAAACATTCACAGTACACTGCGCTTTAAAATTCCCATCATTAGTAGTGGCAATTATGTTACATGTACCTTTTGCCAATGCAGTCACCAATCCGTCTTCTACCTTTGCAATATTAGGATCGCTGGAAGACCATTTGATACTTTTGTCCTTTGCATTTTCAGGAGATACAGTAGCTGTTAGAGTAAATGACTTGCCGGCTTCAATAGATTTAGTTGTTTCATTCAATGTAACTCCTGTAACCTTAATAGGATTCACTTTAACAACACATTTGGCGGAGGTATCACTTCCTTTGACTTTGACTGTAATAGTACATTCACCATCGGAAACGGCTGTAACCTCGCCATCTGCATTAACCGTTGCTATAGTTTTATCCGAAGACTCCCACTCCACTTCTTTGTTGGTAGTATTTTCAGGTTCTATCGTATACTCCAAACGGAATGATTCACCAGTAGTCATCGTCTTCTCACTCTCAGATAGTTTGATATCAGTTGCTTCAATTGGAGTTACAGTGACCTTACATATATCTTTCAATTTTAGATTAAAAGAAGAAACTGATATAGTAACCTCTCCAACAGACTTTCCATAAACAATACCGTTTTCAACAGTTGCAATTGTTTCATCAGAAGAATTCCATTCATATTCGGGAGCGGGTAAATCTGCTGGCGAATGGCTGACAGTGAGAGTTATTTTCTCACCAACCTTTACTGAAGCTTCACTTTTAGAAATTTCGATAGATTGTACAACAGGTTTGTCATCATCGCCACAAGAAGATAATGATAGAATAGAAACAATAGATAGTAACAATAAAATAGTTCGTTTCATGAATATAACACTTTAATATTAAAAATATTTTGCAAATATAATTTATATATACAATTCATCCTTTTCTTATATTATATTAAATAGTCCTACAAGGTTAATAAAATAAAATACTGTCTGCTAACTACGTCACTTTTGCGATTATGCCATAATTTTGTAGATGATTTTTTAAGCGCAGATTAGATATAATTTGTATCTTTGTGGTGCTAACAACTTATAGGAGCGGCAAACTCCTATGGCTTCATCATTGGAGCTATTTTTTTGCCAGTACATATAACAAGTAGTATCATAATTTAAGATATTGCGCACGAACGGTGGGGTAACAGAAATGTCCCCAAACTAAATTCCTATGAGTTTGTTAGCAGCCGTGAACGTGCGCATTTTTTTGTTATGCTAACAAACTCGATTCAAGTTCTAAAACAAACAGAATTGTGTGGACGGCAATTCACAGTTTACGGAACGGCAGAAAATCCATTGTTCTTAGCCAAAGAAGTAGCAGAGTGTATTGAACACAGTAACATCACCGTAATGCTTCAAACAATAGATGAAGAAGAAAAGGTGAAAATCACCCCTAAACAATCCTTAGGGGACTTAGTTAACTACAAAGAATACAACTTCTTAACTGAAGATGGCTTATACGAAGTCCTCATGCAATCCCGCAAACCTATCGCAAAGCAATTCAAGAAGGGAGTTAAACAAATCCTTCACGAAGTACGAACTATTGGCGGTTACATCGCCACCAAGCAAGACGACACCCCCGAAGAAATCATGGCACGTGCGCTAACCATCGCACAAGCTACCCTTGCCAAAAGAGAGGAACGGTTAAAGCAGCTTGAAGCTCAAGCCGAACAACAGCAAGTCACCATCGAGATTCAGACAGAGGAAATCAAGAAAGCAGCACCGAAAGTCAGCTACTACGACAACCACTTGCAGAGTGTGAACACGCAGACAAGCACCCAAGTAGCCAAGCAGATTGGCTTGGATGCGGAGAAGCTTCACAAGAAACTGAAAGAAATCGGAATCATCTACAAGCAATCGGGGCAATGGCTCCTTCATGCTCCTTATTCCACTTGGGAGCTGCATTCCACCCGTACACAGACGTACACACGTTCGGACGGTTCGACAGGAACAAGTGTATATACGGTATGGACTACCAAGGGCGTGCGTTTCATCATCGCATTGTACGAGAATGATTGGAATGTGAAGAAATCCATTAAGCAGATAAAGGGCGAGATGAATCCGGCCGCATAACACTATTGCATAATTATCAGCGGTCCTTTTCAATGCAGGACAGCCTAAGTTGTACACAATAAAATATTACCTATGAAAGTTGAATTAGATGTTAATCAATATATGGAAATGCTCAAAGCATTTACGGAATATTCAGCATGTAAAGCTAAATGTTATGAACTGGAAGAAGAGAATAAACGATTAAAGTTGATTCTTAGAAATGAGCATGTTGGCGGATATTCAGAGGATGTCACTATGGTCAAGTATATGGTTGTAGGTTCCAGTTTTTCTTTAAATTGACAATGGAGGATAGGAACACACACAAGAACAATAAGAATGCATAGGTTGTGTTAGGGGACTACGGTCCGGCACTAAAAGTTGACGCCAATCAGCAAAGCCACCCCGGCAGCAATACGGTTGCCGGGTTCGGTTGTAATGGAAACATCTATAATTGAATACGACAAATAGAACAATTTTAAAAAATAAACGTTTTTTATTCCCTTATTGCCATTTTAAGTGATTCTTCTAGTTTTCCTGCATATTTAAATATATCGTCTATACTATCAATCTGAATCCATTCGCAACTCTTATAGTTATCTAATGGTATTCCTATCTGCTTCTTTCTTGCGCCAATAGAGATACGGCATATCCAAAACCACTGGCTGTTATCAAGGTTCACGACGAAGTAGCTCTTGTAGTCTCTATAGGTTATACGTGTTACATCCACGCTTTTTCTTAAAATACTTCTTACGATATTGTAAGCATCCAATTCTTCTTGTGTTGTCACAATGCCGGATTCTTTGTCCATATATACAACTCCGTCCGGGAGTTTCTCTTCTGTATTTTCTGTGGAAGTATTTATGGATGTATTGTCTGACATCTGGAGTGGATCAGATGTCTGCTCACCATTCTTTATGGCTGTGTTTAGCCTATCTGAAATGATGTCATTGATAATTGATGAGATGGATTTCTTTACAAGTGGAGTGAACATATCTATAACCTTGGATGTGATTTGCCCGGAAGTGTATGCTTGGCGGGCGAAGAATCGTACAAATTCAGGTGTTGGCGATGAAAACTCGTTGTTTAGTATAGACTTTATCTCCGTTGTGTATTTAAGTTCATTTGCCGTACTTAGAACATCCTCTTCGTTGTAATATGATTTATGGAACTTTTTTAGCTGTTCTATGTCCGCATCTGATAACTCAAGCATATCCACAATAAGAAACGGCTTTTCATCCATGATGTTGATTTTCTCCAAGTCTGTATAAAAGCGGTATTCTATCCCATTGGTAAGTACCCCAAATCGTGCTTTTGATGCAACAAAATACTTCTGTAGTTGCGTGTCATGCAAGTTTAAGTCCTGTTTGCAGTGTTTGCATTCTATGAGTATTATTGGGCTTTCGTCTTTCATTATGGCGTAGTCAATCTTTTCTCCCTTTTTCTTTATAAGGTCGCAATCAAGTTCTGGAATGACTTCAAAAGGATTAAATACATCGTAGCCTAAAGCAGCGATCATAGGCATAATAAATGCTGTTTTCGTAGCCTCTTCTGTAGCTATACTATCCTTTTGCTTTTGGATACGTTCTGCAAGTTGTAAGATTTGATCTTTAAAGTCCATGCTTTTATTGTTGTATAATAATATATGCACAAATATATTTTATATAACAATATAAACAAAATTAAAGATAAAAAAATAATCTATTAAATATGTTTTTGCTATGTATGTGGCATTTAATACGTCACTTTTATTATCTTTGCAATGCCGTGTGATGTTGCACGGAACTATTTCTATCGAAAAGACTTATGGCTGGATTACACTTCGACATAACCGGTGACAACTCCAACTTTATACGTAAACTTCATGAGTGTGAGAATGGAGTAAAAAACACATCCCGACAAATAGAACAAAGTGGGTTAGGTATAGAAGATTTATTTAACCGTATGACTAAAGCTGCTGCCGCATTCGGAGTTGGTTTCACTGCGAAAGAATTAATTTCAAATATAGCACATGTTCGCGGCGAGTTTCAACAATTGGAAGTTGCATTTAAGACAATGCTTGGTAGCGAAGATAAAGCTAACGCTCTTATGCAACAGTTGGTCAAAACAGCTGCTACTACACCATTTGATTTGCAAGGAGTTGCAAATGGAGCCAAACAGCTTCTTGCTTACGGAGAAAACGTTGAGAATGTCAATGATGATTTGATACGTCTTGGGAATATAGCAGCAGGTCTTTCTCAGCCGCTTGGTGATATTGTGTATTTGTACGGTACTACCATGACGCAAGGACGGTTATACACGGCGGATTTAAACCAATTTACTGGCCGTGGTATCCCTATGATTCGCGAATTAGCAAAAGTATTTGGTGTCGCTGAAGGGGAAGTAAAAGGTTTGGTTGAAGCAGGGAAGGTTGGTTTTCCTGAAGTGCAGAAAGTTATCCAGAATCTTACAAATGAAGGTGGAATGTTTTTCAACTTGATGCAGGAACAATCTAAAACGATTACTGGTCAGATTTCAAATATTGAAGATGCAATTGCTACTATGTTTAATGAAATTGGTAAAGCCAATGAAGGTATTATCAATGATGCTTTGTCTGGGGTTTCTTATCTGGTTGAAAACTACGAAAAGGTAGGAGCTCTTTTATTAGAAATAGTAGGAACTTATGGGGTATACCGTACAGCCCTTATGGCTACCACTGCATTGCAGGCTTTGCAAGCCTCCGGCATAACTGCTTTAACGGCGAAAGAAGCTATTCATTATGGGTGGTTAGTGCTTACGAAGAAAGCTCAAGATGCTTTAAATTTATCCATGCTTAAAAATCCTTATATATTGGTTGCTGCATCTATTGCAGGATTGGTTTATGGTATATATAAATTTGCTACAGCAGAAAGTGATACGGAACAAGCAATCCGTAAAACGAACGATGCACTTGAAGCACAAAATAATCATTATGAAGAGTTGAAAAATAAAGCAAGTCAACTCTCTAATATTTTAAGTGATGAATCTAAATCTATAGAAGAGCGTTTCATTGCATATCGTAAACTTCAGCGTTTAATGCCAGAAGTTTTTAAAGATATGGATTGGGAAGCAGCTAAACGGAAAACAAATGCTGAACTTATAAAACTTGAGACTGATGAACTCCTAAGACAGCAACGTATTGGGCTAAAAACAAAGGTTGTAATGTCTCAACAAAAAATACAGGGACTAAGGAGTAGCTTAATAAAAACTCAAAATGCTGGTGGGTATACTGGGGCATTAAAAGAAGATTTAGCTGCTGCTGAAAAAGAATTGGGAATATATCAAGAGGCCCTTAAGGCTTTTGAGGAAGCCAAAGAAGAATCGAAAAAAGCTAAAAATGCTCCATCTGTACAAAACAAAGAATACTGGGAGAATCAGAAAAAAGAAGCAGAAAAAGCCTTAGAATCTATTGCGTCTTCTCAAAAGAGGTTGTTGGATGCTGGTAATTTTAAGGGAATAGATACTATCGTAGTAAAGAATTACAAGGATAATGTCAAGAAGCTAAAAGAAGCCGAAAAAGAATTAAAGGCTTATGACACCTCTTCCAAACAAGAATCTGCTGCTGACAAGCTTCGCAAGCAGGAAGAAGGCATTCGCTCCCAAAATGAAAAAATCTCTGAAATAGAGCGTAAACAGGCAATCCAGCGTAAAAGGCAGGCTGAAGATATGGAAATGGAAATTTCACAGTCTGAGATCAATGCCATGGTTGATGGAGCTGAGAAGAAGCGTATGCAGAGGGAATTGGATAACCGGAAAGAGATCCAATCACTGGAAAGACAAAAACAAGATATGATTCAGGCTGTAATTCAAGCTGAGAAAGAGATTTTTGATGCTCAGGAAGAGTTGAAGGCCAAAGAGAATAACAAATATCAGAAAAAGACTTTTGATTCTTCTAAGGTGGATACAGGAAAGATTAGCTCTATCTGGGATACCATTATAGAAAATACGTCCAGAAAGCAACTTGATGATAAAATACGAGATCAAGAGGCAGCTTGGAATGAATATCTTATCAAGTTTGGCAACTATCAACAGAAAAGGCTGGCCATTATTGAGAAATATGATAAGGCCATAAAGGAGGCCGAAACGGCAGGCGATGCAGCTATCTTGATGAAAGATAAAGCTAATGCCCTTGATGATTTTGACAACTCCGTAAAGAATAGTACAACCTTAATGGGGCAGCTCTTTGCTGATGCTTCCCAAAAGAGTGTGAACGAGATTCAGTCCATCATTGCAAAAGCCGAATTATTGATGCAATACCTTGGTGCCGTTAAGGATGAACAGGGAAATGCTAAAATTGGTGGAAAGACAGTTTCAAAGAAGGATATTTTAGGTCTGGGGATAAGTGACAATACCCTTCAAAATTTAGAACTTTCAACCGAGCAAACAGAGGCACTAAGAAATGCTATTGGTCGTTTAAAAGAGGAATTGGGAGCAAAGAGTCCTTTTTCGCTTTTCAAAAAGCAAGTAAAAGAAGCGGCAGGTGAAATAGCGAAAGGAGGTAAGGAAAATATTGCTCGAGGGATTGCAGGGATCGGAAGTGCTATTGTTCAATTTACTCCTGCTATATCTCAGTTTGGTCAGGATCTTGGTACAATATTTGGTAACGATGATCTTGGGAATAAAATAGCCGGTATTTCTGATGCCTTAGGTGGAGTTGGTCAAACAGCCATGGGAGTTGGTCAGATAATGTCTGGTGATATTGTAGGTGGTGCCATGAGCGCGGTATCTGGTATTTCATCTGTTGTAAAGGCCTTGGATGGTTTGTTTGGTGCTGATTATTCCCGATACAATGAAATGAAGTCACAATATGAAGCTCTTAATTCTGTATGGGATGAACTTATCAATAAGAAGAAAGAGTATATTGATATGTCTTATGGGGATGAAGCGTATAAAGTCGGGAAAGAGGCTGAAAGCCTGATAAAGCAACAAACACAAAGATATTATGAACTTCTGAATGAATTAAGAAAAAGTGGGTCCAGTATCGGGTCAAGTTCTTTAGGCAAACGAATAGAAAAAAGACTTAATAAAGAAGATTGGGCCAGAATATCCAGTGCTGTTGGTGAATCTGTAACAAATGCAGAAACTTTATTAAATCTTTCAGCAAAACAGCTAGAAGAAGTGCTTGCCGACCCTAAGCTAGTCTCTGTCCTCAATACTGTCAACGAAGACTTTATAAAGTATATACAAGATATTGTGAATGGTTCCGAAAAATTAGAGGATATACAGAATCAAGTCAAAGAACAGCTTACTCAAGTATCGTTTGATAGCGTGTTTGACAGTTTTGTAGACACTTTGATGAATATGGATAGTTCGGCTAAGGATTTCGCTGACGATTTCACTTCTTACGTGCAAAAAGCTATACTTTCTACTATGTTAGGAAAGACATATGAAAAACGGTTGCAAGAATGGTATGATGCTTTTGCTTCGGCTAATGAAGATAAAGGCGGTATCTCTAGTGATGAATATAAGAATCTGCAAGAACAGTGGAATAGCATTGTTAATGATGCCATTAAAGAACGTGATGAATTAAAGGATTTGCTTGGTTGGAGTTCCGTTACTTCCGCTTCGCAAGATTCTACAAAACGAGGGTTTGGTACCGAAATGACACATGAAGATGTAGGAGAATTAAGCGGACGTTTCACAGCTTTGCAGATGGCAGGGGAAGAGATTAAGAATCAAATGATAAATGTTGTTGTTGGAGTTAACTCTTTAATTTCAATCTCAACAGAAGGGAATGTTACCTTGAGTAATATCCTTAGTCAACACGTAATTACGAATGGCTATTTAGAAGATATTGTGAAATACACAAAGCTGATGCTTGGTTTTGGAGATAAATTTGATAGGATGATTACTGTTTTTAATGATAGACTATAATATGGCAGCGGGAGAATTTTATATAAATAATAAAGACGCTTATGCTACATGGGGTATAAGTATGGATACTTCTTCTTTATCATCATTGATGACGCCACCTCCAATGAAAGATTTTATAGAAAACAAATCTCGTTTGGAGCACGGCAAGAGGGTCATAACATCAAATCCTAAAATTGATGAACGGAATATTACATTAACATTTAATCTTACAGCTAAAAATGAAGAGCAATTTTTTTCACGGTACAACTCTTTTTGTGAAGAACTTGCTACTGGGGTATTGCATATAAAAAGCAAATATCAGCCCAGTATTGTATATAAAACTATTTATTTGTCATGTAATCAGTTCACACAGTTCATGAGGGGAATCGCTAAATTTTCATTGAAATTAGTAGAACCTAATCCGACAGATAGGTCTATAACATAATTTTAATTATAAAGTGATTGTTTCAATGTCACTTTTGTTATATTTGCATTCAATAAAAGCATTGTGTGAAGGCGCACAAAAACCAATATGATTAGCATTAAAGACATAACTGGCAAAATACGTTTTTCTACAGAAATAAAGACCGGTTCTGTATACCGTAAGACTTTGATGAAAGAAGATTATATCCTTCTTCATTTCAGCGTCTACCAACCGGTTCTTTTTGAGAAAGGAGATTATTGTGACACAGAATTCGGGCGATTTGAAATTGTTGATCTTGTATTCCCGAAGTACAACACTTCAACAGGCGGCTATGATTATGAACTCCGACTTGACGCAGAATACTATAAGTGGAAGAATAAGATATTGTTCTATGATCGTCAAGGTGGTAACCGCGAAGCTTCATGGAATCTTACCCGTACTCCGGATGCACATCTATCGATAGTGCTCTCTAACTTAAAATCTTTAGGTTACACATACAACTCAGGAGTAGAATATACTTTCTCTATTGACAGCACAGTAGAAAAGTCTGCTAAGCTGATCCAGTACGATAATACGAATATCATTGATGCTTTGACCAAAATAGCGGAAACATGGGACGCTGAATGGTGGATAGTTGATCATGTGATTCATCTGGGTAGATGCGAGTATAACACAGCGGTAGACTTTGAACTGAATGGGCTTGTTTCCGAAATGGCTCGTTCAGAAAGCAACGATAATTATGCTACCCGTGTTTACGCTTTCGGTTCTACCCGTAATCTTCCTACTAATTATCGTCCGGATATAACCGGTGTTGTGGTCGATGGAGTAGTCCAAAGGAGATTGATGCTTCCCGAGGGTACTCCTTATGTTGACGCTTTTCCGGATATGTCTACGGAAGAAGCTGTTGAAGAAGTCGTTGTATTTGAGGACGTGTACCCCAAACGTATAGGTACCATGTCAGACGTGACCACTAAGGAATATACAGACAAGATTGAGAATGAAGATGGTACCACAACTGAAGTCAAATGGAATGCCTACCGTTTCAGGGATTCCGGCATAACTTTTTCAAAAGAGTATATTATCCCCGGTCAGGAGTTAAGAATTGTATTTCAGTCAGGTCCTTTAAACGGTATGGACTTCGCTGTTACCTTTAATCCGGGTGCCGTGGATGAAAAGAACAGTGACGGATCATGGAACTCCGCTGCCCAGTTATGGGAGATCGTAAGGAATGAAGATTACGGCCGCGAGCTTCCGTCTGCCCCGTTAATCCCTGAGAATGGGAACACTTATGTCTTGTATGGATATGATACAAAATTTGTTTCTGTGTCCATGATTCCTGATGCCGAAAAGGAACTGCTTGAAAAGACAAAAAGCTACGTAGAGAAGAGTAAAATAGACCCGTCTGTCTATACATGCGTCATGGACCCGATAAAAGTAGGTGGATTCGATGGAGGACGCGTTATCGATTTGGAGATAGGGGACCGTGTCAATATTATCAATCCGGCTTATGCAATAAAGAGCCGGCAATCTCGTATATATGGCTTTGAAAAGGCACTGGATAAGAAGTATGAAGTGACTTATACGGTGGGACAATCGACTAAATATTCTCGTATCGGAGAGATTGAAAGTAAAGTCGAAGCATTGACATATAAAGGAGAGGCTTTTACTGGTTCCGGTACCGGAAGTGTTTATATTGTCGGACGATACGATAAAACGAGGCTTACTGATCGTAATGCTTTATCTTCCCTTCGTTCTTTGGAGACATTTTTTCGGAAAGACCAAGAAGATGTTACCTTCTATAAACAGGCCTTTCGTAAAGGTATAGAAATCGGTTGGAATGAATCTGAAGGAAAGCCTACTGCTTCTCTATATGAGGAGGGCATATTAAACGCTGCCGCAGCTATACTGAAAGAATACATCTCTTCTCCGAAGTTTGTTCCTGGATTCACAGGCGAAGGCTTTAAAATATATAAAGACGAGTATGGCAACTGGCATATAGAATGTGATATTCTAGATGTGAGGAAAGTTATGAATGTATTTGAGTTGCTTATACAGAAAGTACGTTCAATAAATGGTGCTCTTGTTATAAGCCAAGCGAACGGGAAAGTCAGTGCAGTTACTGAGACTCCTGATTTGCAATCTTGGATTCTTGAATTTGAGGATGAAGATGAAACATTCCAGGTACACGACTTAGTGAGGTGTCAAGTATTTGATAGAAGAATAATCCAGTCACCGGCTTTTGATTTCACAAAATTTACAGCCTATTTATATGATGGTACAGCCATAGATGATAGCGTAAGGATAACGAACACGAGCATTGAGTTTAGCATGAATAATTCAGCAAATTCGGGCTTTCAGTTATATTTACGTCCTGCTGGTCATAGCGAACAAACTCCAATTACTACTAAAGAATGTATTTTAGAAGTATCAGGTCTATATGATGGCATGATGGCTTTGTGGAATGCACTTGATAAAGAAGAAATTGGAATGGAGAGCATTGGAGGCTTTTTAGTAAATGGCGAAAATACAATTAGAGCTATTACAGAAGCTGATAATGCGTATAACCTTGGCATAATGGTTCTTGCAGACCCTGGACATGGCGATGGTAAAGTAACAATTACTCAAAAAGTTATTGGTGGCAATATGGTATTGCCACTCAATATTGATGCATTCAAAGCATATAACTCAGATACATCAGCTTTAGAATCAACTGATAACTATATTCTTACAGAAGAGTCTATACAAGTTAAACGTAAAGAAGGGTACGTTGGCTTGTACCTGTCAAATGAGCTACCTATTGAAGATGGCATGACATCTGAGAAGATAGTCACAATGCCTAGTATCAAAATAAGAGTAGAAAATAAAATAGATTACGACACTGTACAGTTTATTGCATTGAGAAAAGGTGGCGATGTACTGCAATCTATTGGAATAGAAGAAAATGGTATTGTGACTCTACCTGAAATAAAAGAAAGTGATGAATGTACATTCTATGCTTTTCATGTTCGATATGCTTCTTTGAGTTCTACAGCACCAGGCGTTAAAATAACAATACAGAAAGTTGAAGACGTAACTGCATCAAAAGGCAAATACTATTGGTGCGAAGTTGCAAGCGTAAATGGTAATCTCGTAACTATTCCTAAGTCTGAATTTGAGGGTATTACGCCAACTGTCGGTGATGAAGTTGTACAGATGGGTAATACTGAGAATCCTCTTCGTCAGAGCTTGATATATATGTCGGCTGCTGAGGATGGCAAGCCTAAGATTGAGATATTAGGTGGAGTCAAGACTAAGTCATTTGCCGGAGCGTCTCGCTCTGTATTTGGGAATTTAGATCATATAACGGACCCGGATTTTCCGGATAATATGCAGCCGCACGATAATGGTGTATATACAAATAACGGTTATTTCAAAGGCATCTTCATCCTTCGCAACGGAAAGACCATCGAGCAGGAGTTTGAGTCAACCAACAAGGAAATCGACATCGCCAAAACCGATGCAAAAGCTGCCCAAGACAGATTAAACACTTGGGCAGATGATGGTGTAATATCCCCGACAGAGAAGACTGCGTTAAAGCAGGAAATGGAGGCTTTGAAAGCGGAAAGAGATTCTATTCTGGCTAATGCAACACGGTATGGCATTGATACCGTTGCTTATCGGAATGCTTTCAACGATTACTATCATGTGCTTGAGACACATTCGGCAAGTGAGCCTGAAAATATACCGGTCAGCGCTTCATTCAAAACTCTTCAACAGGCTTATTATGACCAGCAGAGGGCAATTGTAGACGCTATCAATTCTGCTTCATACTCGTACGTAGGGGAAAAGGTTAAGATTGAGACTGACACGATTATGGAGGCTTTACCCGGACAGATTACGTTGGCTGTGAAGGGTGAGGTGAGTAAGGTGAAGGTGGGGGATGTAAATTTATTGTATGGGGGGTATAGAGAGAAGGCATATGCAGCTTATAATATAGGGTATTATAATTATGATGCACCCGTGATTGATGGGAAAGAATATACGTTAACCATATGCTATACTTTATCTGAAAATAATACTAAAATTGGTGCTTATTCCAATGGTGGTACTAATTTGATAGCAAATTATGAAACTAAGGGGGAGAAGGTTATTGAAAGCCAAAAAATTACAATGAAGGGATACAAACCCAATGAGGGTATGTATTTTTATCAATTCCCTAACGGAACCTATGGCTCTAAAGTGCATTGGGCTGTTCTTACTGATGGTAACATAGGGGTAACACAGTGGATTCCTGCTGCAAGCGAGCGGGGAGTAGGTATTAAGAACTTATGCTCTTTTAAGCGTATTACTGATGCAGGTTTCACGTATTTAAGAAACTATGAAGACGATGGTATGTTTTATGTTAATCCCGCACTTCTGCATAAACAAACCAATATCGCTAATAAAGATATGTTCGGGTTAACATATAACCCAAATAAGAGATATTATATTTTTATTGACAAGGTATATCGTAGTGATTCAACAGACAAGGCGGGTATATTTTTTATTGTTAAGTATACAGATGGTACAGAAGAAAGAATTTGCGTTGTATATGCTGATAGAGTAGATTATAATTACTTTATATCAACAAAACCAATTTCCAAAATTGTAGGAAGTTACAGTAATGGATATGAAGGTAGTGTAAGGGTTGGAGTTTACGAAACTAACTTCCCCGTTTCATGGAGTCCTGCCCCGGAAGATCTTAACTACATTGCCAAAACCTACACCGACTCAGAGATAAAAGTTACGAAAGGGTTAATTGAAAGCAAAGTCTCCCAAACCGACTTTGACGCTCTCGGACAGGTTGTATCCAATCAGGGAACTGAGATCTCTCAGACCAAGACGGATATTAACCTTGTATCAACGGTATCGGGTAATGCACGTTTGATTGCCCTTGCTATGAGTAAGGGGAAGATGTTGAATCGTGATCCGGAGTTTAGAAGCGGGATGAATGGCATATCGGTTTACAATAATAGTGCTAATGGTATGGTTGCAGTTGAAAGAGCGGCAGATATTAATTTGCCTAATCAATCCGGATATAAATTGAAGATTACAACTTCAGGACCTGCTATTCCGGGATTGGGTGGCTTCTATTTTGGAACTCAAACACGCGCCAATGCCGTATTTATTACCCGATTTATAGCATGGGTTCCTGTTGGATATAGAGTTGAGTGGGCTACAAATCCTACGGGTAATGGTGGTACAGTAAAATGGCTTACTAACAATGTCGGCACTGGTGATTGGGAAGAATATGCGTATTATGTCAAGTGCGGTTCAAGTGGGGAATTCTCTTCTACTAACTTCTTTTATTTAGCAGGAGGTGATGGCAGTTTACCCGTCACCTGGTACCTTGCCTTTGCCACGGTCTACGATGCCGGCTCTATTGATGACACTCCTACAAAGGATGAATTAAAAACAGGAATCACTATTAAGCCGGGTGCTATCAATATATTCGGGCAGGATATCAGTATTGCCGGCATGGTTACTTTTTCCGGCTTGTCGG